GAGCATCAGTTGCGCGGAGTTGGCGCGCTGGTCAGACAACTGCTGAAGCGTGAGACCGAACTCGCCGAGCACCGATACAAAGCAAGGCTTGTCGTTGAGCACTTTGACCAGCGCTTGACCAGATGCGAATGCGGCAGGCCCGATGAATTGGTCCACCATCGGAATCTGCGCGCGCACGGCGGAGATCAGATTCTCGATGCCGCTGAGTGCCCCTTCCTTGCCCGAGCCGGTCTTCGCCAGCAAAATCAAATACTGATTGAGGCCGGAGCCTGAGATGTTGTACGAGCGGCCGCAGACACCGGCCGTCAGGGCGAGAGCGGCAGCGAGGGCAATCTCCGGCACTGGGCGGATGGCCGTCTGATAGAAGTAGCTTGCCAATTCTCCAACCAACCCAGGGGGCAGCGTTATGCCCGGAACCGACGGAGGTCTACTGGGGTCTACGGTGATCGGCGTAGAACTGGGTATACCGAGGTTACCCGAGTTATTGGGTGATGGCATAACCTGCGGTAACTTTGCTATAAGTGCCTCAGCGTTGGCAGCGATGGCCGTCATGTCCACAGGTGCTGGCTGCTGGGCGCGGATCTTGCCGAGCGCGAAGTTCAAATAGGCGTCATTGCGAATAGCCTTCTCTCGCTTGCCTAGAGCACTCATGCGGAAGAGCCTGCGTACCTGCTCGTTGTCTGGCGTGTAGTACGCGATGATGGAGAGCAGGGCGAAGTCGGCCTCGCTCTGGCTTGGATAGCCGGTCATGTCGCCAGCGCAAAGAGCGTTGAACTTCTCGGCATTGCTAGCCCGCATGGCCATGGCAATGACCTCCTCGTCTTCTTGAATGGCCTCACGGTCATTGAGCTCGACGGTGGCTGCCGGCTTCATCTCCCCGTAGAGCACATCAAGGAGTTGCTGGTAATCGCTGATCGGGGTATTGCGCACCACGTCGCCGGTGCAGATCATGTAGCGTGCTGAGCTGTAGACCTCCACGTTGTCGCGGTGCACTCCGGATGGGAGCTTGCCCTTGACGATGATATGGTATCCGCGGCCGCTGGCAGAGCGCTCAGTATAGCTGTCGAAGGCTGTCAGGATCTTTTGATGCCTTACCCATTCTTCTTCGCTGAGAGGCTTGTCAGGCTTGTTGTCTAGATCGATGATGCAATAGGGGTCCCAGGTGGCCAGCACGAAGCCGACATANTTGAAGCCNGTGCGGCAGGCTTCTTCAAAGGTTCCCCAGGTGGCAGGATCGGTTACGCTGGCGGCTTGGCCGGTGCGTGGGCTGACTGGAATCTTATCGACACCAGCACACACCCACTGCGGCAGAGCTCGCAGTTCGGTTGGAATGTTTTGTCTCATCTTTATCAAACCAGGTGACTGCCGGAGAGGTGCTCATACAGATATTGCACGCGGTTGACGGAAGGGTTCTTGTACGAGCCGGATACGAACTTGCGCAGCCAGTAGAAAGATATCTTGGTCTCCGAATAGACTTCAAGTAGATCACGCCCTTTGAGCAGGTCAATAGTCTTTAGCATCAGACTGTTGGGCTGGTCATAGGGCTCATGTTTTTGGGACATAGCTATAGACTCCGTTGTGGGGATGGACCGGCCCATTATAGGGAAAGCTAACCTTATCGGGCAAGCCTTTTTCGGGGAACCAAATAACACTTGGAGATGCTCGAGTGCCCCTTTATAATGGGCCTTCGATCAACAAAAGGAGTTAGCATGCAAGACCCCGCGTATGTGAACATGGTGCAGAGCCTGTTCAAGACCAAAGATTTTAATGTGGCAGCAGACGGCATGATGCATGCTGCCATCGGTGTAGCCGGTGAAGCCGGCGAGCTTCTGGATGCCGTGAAAAAGGTCTGGGCTTATGGCAAGCCGCTCGACCTCGAGAATGCCATCGAAGAGCTGGGTGACCTCGAGTTCTATATGGAAGCCCTTCGCCAGCAGATCGGCGTCAGCCGCGAGCAAGTCCTCCAAGCTAATCAAGAAAAGCTTGCCAAACGCTATCCAGGTCTCCGATACTCCGACTCACTGGCCCAGCAGCGTCTCGACAAAGAGAGCACTGTCGGCCGGGATCGTTTTCAACCCTAAGGAGATCAGAATGGAACTCGCGCAATCAATAAAGCTGCAGGAGTGGAATGAAGCCCTCGTCGCAGCTACCGAAGCCAAGAAGGCTATCGAGAAGGAGCAAGCCCTCCGCAAGGAAATCATGGTCTTGTTCTTCCCTGCTCCGGAAGAAGGCACCAACAAAGTGGACCTCGGCGCTGGCTGGACGCTCAAGGCCACCCACAAGATCGACCGCAAGATCGACGAGGCAGCATTGCCAGCAGTCTTCCAGCAGCTCCGCGAGATGGGTGTCAACCCTGACCCGCTGGTGCGCGCGGTGCCAGCCCTCGAGACCAAGGCGTACAAGTCCCTGGCCCAGATCAATCCCGACGCCTCGCGCGTCTTCGAGCAAGCCTTGACCATTAAGCCGGGCTCTCCTACTCTGGAGCTCATCCCTCCGAAGGCGGCGTAATGGCCGTCCATATAACCACAACTCAGCAGGCTGCCCAGTTGCACGGCATTAAGTGCCTTGTCTACGGCAAGTCGGGTGCGGGCAAGACCAAGCTCGCGGCGACTGCCCCTGCCCCGATCATTCTATCAGCAGAGTCTGGTATCCTATCTCTTCGGGAGTTCCAGATCCCGATGATTCAGATCAAGACCGTGGCTGACCTGACCGAGGTGCACCAGTGGGCGTTGAACTCGGTCGAAGCCAAGCAGTTCGCCACCATCTATATCGATTCCATCTCGGAGATCGGGGAGGTGGTGCTGGCGAACGCCAAAGCCCAGGTCAAAGACCCGCGCCAAGCCTACGGTGAGCTCATTGAGAAGATGATGGCAACCATCAAGGCGTTCCGCGACCTACCCGGCAAGAATGTGGTCATGGCAGCAAAGCAGGAACCCATCAAAGATGAGATGACCGGCATCGTGCAGTACGGCCCAAGCATGCCGGGTTCGAAGCTCGGCCCGCAGCTTCCATATTTATTCGATGAAGTGTTCCGGCTCGGTGTCGGAAAGACTCCGCAAGGAGTAGAATACAGGTTCTTGCAGACCGGACCCGATCTGCAGTACGACGCTAAAGACCGGTCGGGGTCTTTGGATCCCGTTGAACGTCCCGACCTTTCGTTTGTTTTCAGCAAAATCCTAGGAGTTAGATAATGGCCCAATTGAATTTCGATGCATCGCAAGTCGCCCCGAGTGAAGCTCTCGAGGCAATCCCCGCAGGTTGGTATAACGCGCAGATGACCGCTTCAGAGATGAAGCCCACCTCTGACGGCACGGGTGCCTACCTGCAAGCCGAGTTCACCGTGCTCAGCGGTGACTATGCCGGCCGCAAGCTGTTCGACCGCATCAACTTGCAGAACAAGAACCCGGTGGCAGTGGAGATCGGTTACAAAACCCTGTCGGCTATCTGCCACGCTGTCGGCGTAATCCAAGTGCAAGACAGCCAGCAGCTCCACGGTCGCCCGTTGCAGCTGAAGGTCTCCTTGCGCGCTGCTGGCCCAGGTGCTGACGGCAAGCATTACGAAGCCAGCAATGAGGTCAAGGGTTACAAGGGCATGGACGGTGCCGGCGTGCCGATGGCTGGTGCCCCTGCTGGTGGTGCCCCGAGCTGGGCTCCGCAAGCTCCTGCCCAGCAGGCTGCCCCTCAGTATGCGCCTCCTCCGGCTGCGGCTCCGCAACAGTGGGCGCCTCCCGCTCAACCCGCTGCGGCAGCCCCTCAGCAATGGCAGCAACCGGCTCCCCAAGCGCCGCAAGCCCCTGCCCCTCAGCAATGGGCACCCCCTGCCCAGCAGGCTGCCCCTGCGCCCCAGCAAGCGGCTCCAACGCCCCCATGGCAAGGTCAGCCGGCTGCCCAGGCACCCGCCGTCGGCCAGCCTGTCGCGCAAAGCAACGCACCGGTACCGCCCTGGGCTCAGCCAGCTAAGTAAATGAAGCGCGAGGCCCGTTCCGAAAGGTTCGGGCCTTTCTTCTCTTTGGACAACCATAATGCTACTCGCAACTAAGACTCTGCAGGCCATCGAAGAAGCCTTGCAGAAAGATCAAGGCGCCAAGTTCCGCGGCCACCTGGGTGAACTCATGCCGCTTGCCGGCGACGCCTACAGCACCAAGGAACGACGACTGGCGCGACCACCTGGGAGCCGTCTCTGATCGGTCGAGAATGTGCACGCGAGGTCTGGTACGGCTTTCGCTGGACGACCCTGAACGAAGTTCGACGGACGCATGCTTCGCCTGTTCAACCGTGGGTCACCGTTGAGNNGTCCTCGCTTCATTGCCCTGCTGCTCATGATTGGATGCCAAGTCTGGCAGATCGATGCCCAACGGCAAGCAGTTTCGAATTAGTGGCCACATGGGGCACTTCGGCGGTTCGCTGGACGGTGTCGCCCAGGGCATCCCCGACCTCCCAGGCATCCCAGTGCTGACGGAGTTCAAGACCCACGGGGAGAAGTCCTTTATCAAGCTCAAGGCCGACGGGGTGATGTCTGCCAAGTGGGAGCACTTTGTCCAGATGCAAATCTACATGGGCAAGAATTCCTTGACCTGGGCGCTTTACGCCGCGGTCAACAAGAACACCGACGAAATCCATCTTGAGCTGGTGCAATTCGACCAGCAGCAGTATCAGCGCTACCTTGACCGCTCGGCTATGATCATCGAAGCCAAGGAACCGCCACCAAAGATTAACCAGAGCCCTGGGTGGTTCAAATGCAAGTTCTGCGACCATTCGGATGTCTGTCATGGTGCCGGAGTCCCTGCGCGCAACTGCCGAACCTGCGTCTACTGCCATCCGGTCGATGGTGCGAAATGGGTCTGCGCCCTCAAGTTCGAAACCGAAGAGCTGTCGAGTGCTAAGCAACGCGTCGGCTGCGATAATTACTCCTTGAATCAGACTTTCAAAAACAAGGTGTAACATGAAGCTCCGCGATTACCAAGACGCTGCGGTCGATAGCATCTTCCAATACTTCACCAATGGTGGCCAAGGTAACCCGATCGTGGCGCTGCCCACTGGTACCGGCAAATCTGTGGTCATCGGAGCATTCATTCGGCGCGCCATGGAGCTCTATCCTGGGACGCGCGTTATGAAGCTGACCCATGTCAAAGAGCTGATCGAACAGAACCTCGAAAAGCTGCTGGCCATCTGGCCGACTGCCCCTGCCGGTGTTTACTCGTCCGGACTCAAGCGCAAGGACATCGGGCAGCCAATCATCTTCGGTGGTGTTGGTACGGTGGCGCGTGGAACGCCAGACCTCTTCGGGCGGATTGACCTGCTCCTGATCGACGAGTGCCATCTGGTCTCCCCCAAAGAGAACACGATGTATCAGATCGTCATTCAAGGGCTGAAGGAGACTAACCCGCACCTCAAGGTCATAGGATTCACGGCCACGCATTACCGGCTCGGCCATGGCATGCTAACAGAGGAGGGCGGTCTCTTCACAGATGTCTGCTTTGACATGACCCGCCTTGAGGCTTTCAACTGGTTGCTATCCGAAGGCTACTTGTCGCGACTAGTGCCAAAGCCAACCTCCGTCCAGCTCGATGTCAGCGATGTCCACATTCATGGCGGTGAGTTCAAGCAGAACGAGCTCCAGGCGGCCGTCGACAAGGACGAGGTCACCTATGCCGCGGTTCAGGAGATGCTGGCTTATGGCCATGACCGTGCGCACTGGTTGATCTTCGCCTCCGGTATCGAGCATGCCGTTCACGTAGCTGCCATGCTGGACAGCCTGGGTGTCTCTGCCACCTATGTCCATTCGAAGATGCCCGACAACCAGCGCGATGCCGCCATCCTTGACTTCAAACGCGGCAAGTTCCGGGCCATGGTCAACAACGGCATCTTGACCACTGGCTTCGACTTCCCAGGAATCGATCTCATTGGCATGCTGCGACCGACGCAGTCCCCTGGGCTGTGGGTGCAGATGCTTGGACGGGGTACGCGCCCTGTCTATGCCCTGGGGTATGACCTCAGCACTGCCTCCGGCCGCATGGACGCCATCTATTACGGCGGCAAGCAGAATTGCCTCGTGCTGGACTTCGCCGGCAATACAAAGCGCCTGGGGCCGATTAACGACCCTGTCCTGCCCAGACGTAAGGGCAAGGGCGGTGGAGTCGCCCCTGTGCGGTTATGCGAGGTCTGCGGCACCTATAACCATGCCAGCGTCCGCTTCTGCGTCGAGTGCGGAGCTGAGTTCCCGCGCGAGGTCAAGATCCGGCAGCATGCTGGGACTGACGAGCTCATCTCGGATGGCGCCCCAAAGACCGAAGTCTTCAAGGTCGACCGCGTCATCTATGGCGAGCACCGAAAGGAGGGCAGACCACCGACAATCCAAGTAAGCTACTTCTGTGGCTTGCGCATGTTCAAAGAATGGGTCTGCCTCGAGCATGAAGGCTACGCCGGTAAGAAGTCTCGCGATTGGTGGCGCGAGCGTGCTTTAGATGAGCCACCTGAAACCACCGCCGAGGCTTTGGCCGGTCTCGACGTCCTTCGCACGCCAACCCATATCCGAGTCTGGTTGAAGCCCAAGTACGATGAAGTGCTGGCCTACGATTATACCGGAACATCCTTTGGAGAATCATAATGTCTTTTCCCTCGAATCTTGCTGCTACTCGCGATCTGCTCCACAAGGAGCTCATTCAGACCCAGGTCGTCCGGAGCTGCCTCAACTGCGAATGCTTCGACAAGAAGAAAGGCGAGTGCCTCGAGTTCAAGATGCGCCCACCGGCCGAGGTGATCGTCTTCTCCTGCGGTGCTCCCTGGGCGGCTGAGATCCCTTTCTAGGCAAACCCTCTGAGGGTTTTTAGGATCATCTTCTTTGAAAAAGGTGTTGCTACCCTATCGGGTTGCCCCTATAATTCATTCATGGATCAGAAGAACAGATCCTAAACCTCAACAGCCAACCTAGGAGTTTCTCATGTACTACATCACCACCAAAGCAAACGTCCTCCCATTCGCCCTCCTGGGCGAGAACGCTAGCCGCGCAGATGCCCGCCAGATGGCAAAGGATCTCGGAGGCACTTGCCGCACCCAAGCTGAATACGACGAGCTGGTTGCCCTCCACGCCGCTGAAGCCCCTGCCGAAGTTGATCAAGCTACTTTCGAAGAAGTTCAAGAAAGTGGCGACTTGGAAGAGCGCCTCGAAGTTGCCTTGGCAGTGGCCGATCAGGAAGAAAAGAAGGAGCCTGTTGCCAAGGCCGACGTTGTCCATGAGTCCACAGTTGAGCGCCCTTGCAAGCTTGTGTGGCACATTGCCGACGAGATGACCGCTGCCAACCCAGCAGTGCGCCGCAAAGATGTTTTGGCAGCCTGCGTTGCTCGCGGCGTGGCCTTCTACACTGCGCGCACTCAGTATCAGCAATGGCTTGGAATTCAGAAAGAGATGGCCGCCCGTGAAGCAGCTCAAGCCGCCA